TCTATTTCCTTGAGTATCAAACCACCCAAATATTTTACGGCCTGCACCAGGTAAAATATCAGGTTGAGTTTCTTCCCAGCCTCCAATTTTTTCGGGCATGCCATACCTAAATCTGGCATAGTCCCCACCAATCCATCGACCTTCTGCTCCGGAAGGGGTTAATTGTTTATTAAAACCAGGGATGAAATTAACTTTTCTAAGCATATATCCATTATAATATTTAGAATGCGGCTTGTATATAAGTAGTAAAGGTTAGTTAGAACGCATGGGAGACATAGTATGTGTGGTGGTATATCTCCCACACAAGGATTATATTAACTTATCCCTTATTAGGTGTCAACTTATGGCCTTTATACCACGCAGGAACTCCTAAGAATGGACGTCCATCAAATTTATTTGCTTTAGCGGTTTTCTTTTTAGCGTCATTATAATGTAAAAAAACTTGTGCACAATCTTTTCCTGGGAAAGCTTCTCGCCAATGTTCAAGATCACATCCAGAATAAATAAGCATATCTCCTGGTTCTAACTCAACCTTGATACCTGCTTGACCTTTTTTACCTGTTGGATCTAAGTAAATAGGCCATGGATCTCCTCCTAAATTCAAGGTAGTAGACACTTCGCATGAGTATCTATCCTTATGTCGGTGAAGAATGTCTCCTGTTTTATAAATTCTGGCGTAGGAATAAGTTTCATTTAACTTATATCCTGTTTCTTTTTCCATTTTTGCTCTTAAAGCTTCTAATAATGTTTCCATTACTACATCGGAATAATGAGAATAGCTATTAGGAACTTGTTCATCATTCCATATTCCCCAATATTCTGTGAAGGGAGAAATATATTTTTGATCAAATAAAAAACGAGCTACCTGTTTTTTCTTTAAAAAATAAGAATAGACAAAAGAAGCTAGTTCTTTTGATATCGCTCCTCTTAATACTTTGTATTTATTTTTTTTGAACATTTAATACTCCTTTTGGTATTGCCTGACAGTTCCAATGTATAAACCTAAAGGGTTCATAACCCATATCAACTGCATACATATGAGGCATGTATGAGGGAAAGAATATCATTCTTCCAGGTTTTACTTCATAGTTAACTTGATGACTAGCATAAGTTATTTTAGACATGTCTTTTTGAGGTAAGAGATTCATCAGGTTTCCTGATCTTGGGTCTTCAAATATAGGTCTTGATGTTCTTTCACTAGCTTTTAAAAAATAAAACCCTGAGATGTGACCATTCCAGTGAGTGTGTAATGTATGATGACCGCCACCTTTTTTAGCAAATTCTTGTACCCACATTTCTGTAATAAAGACTTGATAGTTAGTTAAATCAAAACCCATCTCTACCAATAGATTATGAGCTGTGGCAGCTATGTAATTTTGTAAAGTGAAAAACTTAGGATCTCCAATTAATGGCGTTGAATGAAATACATTTCCCATGTCTCCTTTATCCCCGAACTTTTTATTTCTTTTAGCTATATCTTTTTTTAAATTTTTCTTTGCTGTTTCAATATATTTATCTGAAGCGTTATTTAAATCCTTAACAAATTGAGGGGCATCTGCAAACCATACAGGACATTGAAAATAATTTTCTCTGTTTAATTGTGTTGGAAATGTTTCAACACTCCCGCAAGATATTTTATCTAATTCTTTTTGACTTCTTTTTTTCATTTAAATGGCCATCCTAAACTCCACATTACTATACTATGTCTGGTTCCTTTTTTAACTGGACATACTCTGTGCCACACAAATCCAGGGAATACTACCAAGGATCCTTTAGGCAATATTTCTTTACACTTTCTAATGTTTGGTTTTTTATCAGGGTCTAAGTTCCTGAAATCAAATTCTAGTTCCCCACCTTTATAATCTTTTTCGTCCGATAGAGTCAGTGTCACAGATAGTTTTCTAACTTTTCCATGAGAAGGGTCCCCTTGTTGTCTCTGATAAGGTTGATTCCAACCATCACAATGCCAGTCATAATATTGTCCTTTCTTATATTGTGTAAATTGACAAGACTCTGAAAAGTCCCATTGAAAATTCCAACCGGCAGCAGCATTTGCTCGATGAACATAAGGTTGAAGTTCTTTATAAATCCAACGCTCACTTAACCAAACAATATCTGAATCTCTTTTCTTTTTTAAATCTTTAATTTGTTTTTGACTTAGTTGTTTGGGATCTCCGTAGCCACCTGTGGTTGCTAATTGATCTTGTAATTGTTTTCCATAGCGAACAATTTCATCACAAATTCTAGAGGGAATTGCTGATTGAAAATACCAATAATAATTTTGTAACTGCATATCTCTTTATACTTAAATATTATCTTAAGTGAAAGAGTATATAAAAAGATTTGATCTAGATCAATTAAGAAATCGTAATTGTATTAGTTCCTGATACTGTGAATTTTGCTACTTGTGTACAACCTGGTGCAGGAGTTACAGTATTTGTACCTGGAGATACAGCCAATGTAACAGCAGTTGGATATCTTAAATAAACAATTCCTGATCCACCATCAGTTTTGTGTGGTGAACTACCTCCGCCACCACCTCCGCCACCGCCGAGATTAACTGTTCCATCAGTACCTGCTCCACAGCTACCTGCTCCTTTACCGCCACCACCAGCACCACCAGCACCACCAGTACCACTTGGTGTTCTGACTCCTCCACCTCCACCACCACCATATGTGACAGAAGCATTTGAAATTGAATTTGCTTTTCCAGCACCACCAGCTCCAGCGTTTGGAGCACCAGCAGTATTTGCTCCACCGCCGCCTCCACCTGAAGCATTAGGAGATGGCACTGCAGTTCCTCCGGAATTACCTTGAGGTCCTCCTAAAGATGCAGCTATTGGGGGTGTATTTCCTGTTCCAGCTCCTGGACTTTGAGCACCACCTCCACCACCAGAACCTCCAGGGCCACCACCCTGCGCAACCGATCCACCACCACCACCACCGGTAGCAGTACGTGTACTACAACCTGCAAATGCTACTGAAGAGTCACTACCGTCTCCATCATTAGAAGGTGCACTACAACCAGGTCCGGTTCCACCAGCTCCTACAACTACATTATAGGTTGCTCCATTAAAAGGAATACCTGCTGCACAAGCGTAACAATAAGATGTTAGATAACCTCCAGCACCTCCACCGCCTGCTCCATCTCCAGCACCTCCAAATCCACCGCCACCACCACCGGCAACGATTAAGAAGTCTGCAGTTACATTTATAAATTTTGATCCATCTGGCCATGTCCCTGCTCTTTGAGCAGAATATTGTGATTGCATTGACCACACACCAGCTGCTTTATCTAATTCTTTTACGATTACGATTCCGGGTCCACCACTTCCTGAACAATCATTAGTTGGTCCACCACCTGCTGATCCTCCACCACCACCAGTATTTGCTGTACCTGGAGTTCCTGCGCCAGGCCTTGTTCCACCAGCTCCACCACCTTGTGTGGCTGTTCCACCGGCTACTCCTGGAGAGTCACTTCCTGATCCTCCACCACCAGCAACTGCTGAAATTGGAGAAGGAAAACATGCTGGAACGCAAACTCCTGTTCCACCATTTCCACCTGGTCCAGCATTATCTTGACCACCAACTGAGCCGGCTCCCCCACCACCATATAAATATCCTGGACTTCCAGCAGGATAACCTCCGCCTGGATATCCTTGAGGAGGTATTGTAGCAGGAACATTACCTGCTCCACCTGGTTTACATGATAAACCACCTCCACCTGATCCTCCGTCTTTTAAAGTTGGTGATGCACCTGCGCAATAAATTCCAGCTCCACCACCTGCTGATTGATAAGATGCACTTACTATATTTGAAGCGTTTCCTACATTTCCTGGTTGTGCTGGTCCTGGTACTTTATTACCTCCACCACCAACAACCACTGGAACTGCTGATCCAGCACATACAGGTATACATTGAATTGTTCTAACACCACCAGCTCCACCGCCACCACCTCTATCGGCAGCGCCTGATCCACCTCCGGCAACGACAAATGCGTCAACGAGTGTTGTTCCTGGTTGTGTAGTATGACAGCCGGTAGCTGTGACAGATGTAATGGTATCTTTACCGAAAGAAATTTTGTTACTTTTTCCGATTATACCGCCATTTGAAGGGCTAGCCATATGAGTCTCCTTATGCGGATACCCAAGCTAGTGCTGATGCATCCCAATTGAAATTATTAACTGGATCTGAATGATCAGTCGCAGTCCATTTTTGATTCTCTTCATCCCAAGTAATCATTTTATCTGTAGTATCAGTTGGATAAGTAACTGGCGCTTGCCAATCATCATTTCCATCTAATGCCCAAGAATTAAAAGGTTGGGGTGAAATAAATTTGTCTTTTGCAGCGTCATAAGTATAACCTTTGCCACAATATTGTTTTCTAAAATTGTCATTATAAGAAGTCTGTTTCCAAGTTCCACCTTTGAAAAAATTAACACACCATGTTTCTCCATCAACGTGCATATCATTTTCCCCTAAAGGTCCAGCTGCTGTTTCAACATCGTTGCCAACAACAACTACTCTTTTTACTATATTATTATCTAGTTCTGCGAAATGTGCCATAATATTTTAATCTTCTTTAATTATACTTATATTACCTACTGTTGTAAATATCTATAGTGTCAATGTTGCTATTACCATTTTCCCTGTTTTACATAATCATATACAGTGTTCATTTGCCAAATACCTGGTCCACCTTTCGTACCACATATATAATTTTCTTGAAGAAGAACTGTACCACTGTTACCAGCGAAACCATTAACATAAGGTGTACTATTTCCACCTCCACCGCCACCACCAGTATTTACAGTTCCTGCTGATCCTTCTGCAGCTAATGATCCATTTCCACCACCGCCAGTTCCACCAGGAGATGTTCCGGCGCAACCACTTGATCCACCACCTCCTCCTCCACCTGCGAGTGTATAAGGTGTACAAGCAATTGTTATTGCAAGTCCGTCACCACCTGCTCTTGATCCATCGGTACAACCAGCTTCACCACGACCACCACCGCCACCACCTTGAACAGAACCACCACCAGGAAAACCTTGAGGTCCACCTTGTGCTGCAGTTTTTGGAGGTGCATTTCCACATCCTGCGGATCCACCTGATTTACCACCACCAGATCCACCATTACCACCACCTGAAGCACCACCACCAGAACCACCGCCTGTATTTGCCGCAGCCGCAGATGAAGCACCTGCCGCAGGTGTTCCTCCAGCAGTACCTCCGCCAGCACTTGCAGAACCTGCTCCTGAACTTCCATCTGCCGAATAACCACCGCCTCCGCCTGAAGCGAAAAAACCTGAATCTCCTTCAGATGCAAATACTGCGCTTAAATCTTTTCCTGTTCCGCCATTTCCTGAAGTACTAGTACCTGCTGCTCCAACAGAACCAGCTCCACCTCCG